GGTCGAAGATAACTATATTCTCATCTCTATCCCAACAAGAATCCCATGTTGGTTCTGCTCCTCTATCAAAATCTAAGATGTATATCTTCTTACCTTCTGTTATTTGTTCATCGGTTCTAGAGTCTAGTATTAGACCTGTCTTACCTGTCTTCGGGTTGCCTGTGATAGAACATAGAAGATGACTTCTATCTCTATCTAACCTTGCTTGTATCTGCTGAAGAATCTTTGCCTTTTGTATTGCAAAATAGTCTTCTTCTTTTTGTTCTGTTGCTTCACCTTTTTTATCTGTTGTCCAATCCATCATCATCACCTATTTTCATATTTATATTTTTTTGTGTCCATTCATTTGTTATTTCTCTTACATCAGTCTCGCTGACCGTTAATCTTATTTCTTTACCAGAAGGTAAATGTAACTTTAACCAATATTCATTGGTGTCTTCATTTAACCTAAAGGTTAGAAACTCTACGGTATTTAATTCCACTACGAAACTTGCACCGTGTATTATTCCATTACTTATAGTATACATATTATTTATTCCTTTTAATTTAAACGGGGGCATTGCACCCCCTCGTTGGTCACTACTACCAATAAGATACAATTTTACTCAGAACCAATCTAAGTCTTCTTCTTCTGCTGCCTCGAATGGCTCTGCTACAACACCCATATTATGGATACATAGAATACCACTAAGGTTCAAAGAAACTTCTCTAAAACTACCGTCTTCATTTTTACCTTGTGAAGTTCTACCCACTACTAGAACATTAGAATTAATTCCAAAGTCTAGGTCTAAGTGTGCAGGTATCCAACAAGTAGTACCCGCCCAAGAACCATCATAACTGTAATCAGAGTTAACATCAGTAATAGTAATTCTTCTGCTACCTAATCTATTAGGTGTCATATTCATACTAGTTACTGTACCATCGGTGATAACAAATCTTTCAGCATAGTTTCTATCAACAACATTAGTATGATACATACCAATATCAATCAACGGGCTGTAATTTGCCATTGCATGTTCCATTGTGTAGTTTTGCATATCACCAACAGATGGTTCAGGCAATCTATCTTCTTCTGGTAAATCAGCATTCATCTTCAAACTCTTTGCAGTACCGTCTTTAAATCCATAGATTCTATTTGGGTTATTGCTGTCTTTAATAACTTCCATAGTTAGAAGTTTAAAGGTTCTTGGTGTAAACGTCTTAGCAGATGTTCCTTTGTAAGAGAAGTAATATAGATTACTTTCACCATCAACTTCACCCAAGAATACACCTTGCATCCTGCTTTGATTAGCAGGAAGTGGTTTCCCATAGTTTGCATTCTTTCTTTCACCATACGCACGAATATTATCTAATGGTATAATCCATTGGTTAACTTCAATCTCATGGTGGTTTTCTGGTAATGAAGGTAGGCTCTTGTCTTGTTGAGAACCATCGTACATTCTTGAAATCAAGTATGTTCCATCATCATTCATAAATGCCTTAGCAACTCTACCAGAACTAAATGTTCCCGCAGGGTCTCTTCGGTATTCACCAAGTATTTGTTCGTTTAGTCTAGCACCCATATCCATAGGTTCGTTAACTGAGATGAAGTATCCTACTGCATCTTTAATCAAACTATTACTGCTTCTTGTCGTTTCTTGTTGAGGAGCGTCTTTATATTGGTATGCTCCACTAAACCATTGCCTAAATAATGAACGTGCTAATAGCATATCATTAACAGGGTCGAGATTGTTAGCAGTGCATATTTCCATATACTTTGCTTCAACCTCACTTACTTCCATTTGCAACATTTCTGCTGCCTTGTTTATTTCATTTCTTAATTTTTCTTCCATTTTTATTACTTCCTTTTTTATTTTCAAGCCATTTCTTTTTATTTTTTTTATACGATTCCCAACTCTGGCTCATTCATTGTTCCTCGTTTAATATACGCATGTCTACTTTACCATCCTTTACGGACACTGTAAGGTGTGCGAATGCATATGTTCCATCATCTAAATAAAATCTAACTAATGTATCACCATCAGCAGATTGTATTTTGATGTCTTCACATCTTATGCTATATACTGCATAATCTTTACCACCTGGATAAACAGGTTGGTCTCCTTTCTTCATTTCATCATTATAGAATGCTTCTGCATCCATTTCATTTTCAATCATTTTGTTTCCTCCTTTCGTGTATGATTTCTAATACTGCTTCTGCACTAATGACAATACCTGCCAATATCCAGAACGTATCAGAATCTACTTCTATTACTCCCATTGAGTTTAGTATAGGCAATATAATTAACGCCATACCTCCCAATAGAATTATTTCATACCTTAACATAAGGTGCTTGAAATCTTCTTTGTCTACTTTACCATCATTGTTAAAGTCAAATAATTTCTTCATCTTCTTTTCCTCCTAATAATACGGTTTATCTTTATTCATCCACCAATATAATATAAACGTAAATATAAGTAATACCCCAACATCCATTATATCATCTGTCCTATCATCCAAGAAGATAGTATCTTTGGAGTCATGTTACTACTTCTCCATTCTGATTCTCCAATTACTCGTAAATACTTAAACTTAAGATTAGTTTCTATATCCATATCCATCACCGTTTCATGTAAGTTTTGACATACTGTTTTCATATCTACCGATAAGCCTACTAATCTATGTGTTTTATTGAGTGCTTTATTATAATCTTTATTTAGAACGTATTGCATTATTTCTTTGTAAGGCTTTTGAGTTCTGTCTATTAGTATTTTTATGGGGGTATTGCTGTTAACTGAGGCTTGTAGTTCCGTCAGTCCCCTGCGTATATCACCCTGCAATCCATTAATAAAGGTGTCGAAATCTGCCGAATCGGGCATATTTTTACCTTCCATTTCCAATACTCTCGTTAATATTAATTTGACATCCTCGTTAGATAACGCTGTAAAATGATAGTTAGCACACCTAGATTGTAGAGGTGCTATTATCTTATGTCTATGGTTACAAGTAATTATAAATCTACAATTGTAACTATATCTTTCCATCACTCTCTTTAATGCATTCTGAGCATCGGGAGTCATACCATCCATCTCATCTAACAAAATTATCTTATGGGGTACATCACCCATTTTCATAGACATTGCTATATCTTTTATTGTTGTTCTAACAGTCTCTAACTTTCTATCGTCTGATGCGTTAATCTCAAAGAAGTTTGACTTCTTATTCTCACCTAGTAATCTATTAGCAAGTACATGGGCTGCTGCTGTTTTACCCACACCTGCTACACCGTATAGTATAACATTAGGCATAGTTGTATTAACACCATCCCAATGAGTTGCATCAGCAACAAACTTATCTTGTCCTACAATTTCATCTAATATCTTAGGTCTATATTTTTCTGTCCATAACATTTTTATTTCTCCTTATTTCTATTTCTTTCATTTTTATATTGTAATGATTATGAGGCCACCATTCAGGCTCTTGTGTTTTCCATTCGGCAAACCACCACTTATCTTCAATGTAGTAGTTGCGATATTTATCTACTGCCGACATATCATCAAAACCGTCTAGTTTTCTACAATTCATATCTGGACTTATAGCCACAGCGAATGTAGTTAATCCGATATCGGGCAATGCATCTAATACAAATTGCCATGTATCTTGGTACTCTGATAACGTAGTTTCTACTTTGTGTTTCTTACCATAACGCACAGTATATTCAGCACACAATGCTGAGGTATGTTCTAGTAAAAATGTAAAGTTTTGTTTACTTAGTCTAGCCCATATAGTACAAGGGTGATTTAACATCACAGGTCTGTATGGACTATCGAATCCTAAATGGTTTGCAATAGTTGAAAGCATTTGCATACTTTCAGTTGGCATTTTTACTACGTGTTTGTTTATCATAAGTTTAGCACATTCTGTTGGGTCTTCATCTAAAATAAATATATTCATTCTTTTTTCCTCCTAATTGGTACACCATCAAATCTCCACTCTCCTTCACCGAGACTTGTGAACATACCTGTATGTCTTAGTAACATAGGTAGTTGTCTACTATCAGTTTGAGTTTGTTTATGGGGTCTATTTGTTCCTGCTGCCTTTCTGGTGTTAAGATAATCAATACAATCTCTAATGTTAAATTGCTCACCTTCTTTCAAATTATTAACAAACTCATGTATTGCTATTATACGATATATGTTTTTATTATGACCTGCCATTAAAAATCACCTAACGTTAGTTGTGAAGTATCAGTCTTCACTATCTTCTTCTTGGTAGTTACACCTACCTTTACTCTATCTATTTTATTCAAAGTAGAATAAATATAATTCTGAAACTCATCATCCTGTTTTAATAAATCTATTAAATCATAGTCTGCTTTTCGTAATCCTATCTTATTACAAATGCTAGGTCTCTTATCATATACTTTTCTTTTAGGGAAGTTAACCTTCCCATTAAAGTACCCATCGTGAGAATAACCTAGCAATTCATATAGATATGAAGCAGGCCATTTTCTCTTAACTTTTGCATCTAAGTAAGATATTTTAGATACACCTACTATATCTTGTAACCAAGAAAGTATTTGTTCATCAAATGGCTTGTTATGTTTAAGATGTGCAACAACCATATCTCTATCTTTATTCTTAGCAAAATCGTAAGTTAAATCAAATATGCTCTTGTCTAACTGATATGTATCGGGTACTATATTAGCACAACCTAACGATAGCAGTTTTTCTCTTGCATGATTTTTACTACCTGCTCTTTTTAGTTTACACATATTAAACAGTGCCTTTGGTACATCTTTTTGATTCAAAGATGTTAGCACTATTTTTCCTTTATATTCCAACAGAGTATTAGTTATCAACTCTATATTAGGTTTAAAGTGAACCTCTTCAATTAGTATTCCTCTATCTCTAGGGATACTAAAGTTATCGTCTATATCATATGCATTTGCATATATTATAATAGGGTTATTAGGTAGCATCTCCAATGCTTTAGTTGTTTTACCTGTACCTGTTTTTCCTACTATTAATGTTGCTCTATTTGTATTTATATTAATCATTTTTATTCCTCATGGCCATGATGTCAGTATATTCTGCACCACAATTTGGACACTCCACTTCCAAAAAGAAACACTTTGTTCCATTTGGTTCTAAAGAAACATTAGTACTGAATACAATATAACGAAAGTCGCATTCTTTACAACCATCTTTTAATGTACGCTCTACTGAATCTTCTAGTAAAGAAATGTCCTCGGATGAAAAATCCATCATATCTCTCCTTTGATTTTAAGAATATCTTCTAATCCTTTAAGAGTATGATGTTCTCCTTTATCCATTATTATTGCTATTTTTCTAAAGTTAAACCAACAATCTTTTGCGTCTGGTAAATGATGAGGTACTAATGTAACCGTTTTATTTATGTTTTCTTTACCGCTTATAATTAAGATAGGTCTTGGTCTACTTTTATGTTCTTTCTTTTTTAGTTTGGATTCTATTCCTTGTTGTAATAAAGTTCTTTGAATATATTCTAAAAACTTTAGAGAGCCACGAATGTTAATTCTAACTCTAATTCTATATCCTATATGATTACTATCAGACTGTGCAATATGCACTTCTGGTTTAGCAACAGATAGAAGAATCCCTTGCATTTGATTTACATTAAACATCGTTACTCCTCAAATATTCCTTGTAGTCTTTTGCTGCTTCTATGTGGTCAGGCCAAAAGCCATACCCTTGATACATACTTAAATTGAAACCATACCAATGTGCTGCTGTAATTCTTTTATGACCCAACTCTCTAGCATTCTTTTCAGCACATATCGCTAACTGAGAAACAAATGTTTCTAATTGTTCAGCAACAAAATAAGCCAAGTCATGCGAAACAGGCAACTCTATCTCATCTTTAATTACTTTCATAAAGTGAAATCTAGTCATTTTCTTTCTGTTCATAGGTGGCGGTTTAGGAATTACGATTTGATTATTTTCATCAACGTAGGGTACTAATTTTACATCCATTTTTTTGAATCTACCCCGCTTGTCTTCACCGACTCTCTGTAAAAACGCCACGCTACCTTCAATTTTTACACAATTGTATGGGGTTGCTTCTATCAATGTCATCTGTCCTTCTTCAATCATTACATCATCTCTCTAACAGTATTTATTGTGTCAATATCAGCAGGATATTTATCCTGTCTTACTCTCATGCTTCTTGGAAA